CTGCAAACACAGTAATAATATTAGGTTTGCTCAATGTAACAGGCACTGTGAACTGTGTTAGTACACCATTACCTGTACCAATGTTTACAATGTCGTTGCCAATAAACAAACGTCTTTGGTCTTTAGCGTATCCGATCTCGCCCGGATCTAATACTGGCAAGTCTGCAAAATTGCCCTGCCTTACTTGAATTTTACTAGTTCTTGTATCTGCCATTTCGTGCTCCTGATACAGTATTTATGACAAGTTGTAGAACTCTGCTACCCTGCCTGCCCATTTTTCTTCCCATTGTTTAAATTCCTCTGGCCCTACTTCCCATAGTTGCCATTCGCAATCTCTACTGCACATAAAAATTGCAGCATGTTCAATTTTAGTTTCAAACACTTCGTTATGGGCCATGCCATAAGCCGCCGCTTGCATAAAGTAATCATCGATCCACTCACGCTTCTTGGGCTTATTGGTTTGTTTGAAGTCCATAATAGTTGGACGTCCTTTGTATATGCCAACTAAATCAGTAGTACCAGCATACAAACCTGGATAACACAAGTTTACTTCACTACCCCAAACTTCGTCAATGTCAGCTTCAACGTTTTTTATAACGGTCTCTGCCATCATCTTAGCTTGTAGCAAGTTCTTGCCTGTGTACTCTTGATTGAGACTCCATGCTTCTAATATTTCATGCATAACTGTGCCGACACTAGCGGCTTCAGTTACAATCTCTTGTGCTTTCTTTTCACCTACTCGCTTTTTCCAAGCATTTAAGTGTGTCATATCCTTGGTCTTGCTGAGAATAGTTGTTACACTAGGCACAGGTTCGCCATAAGGATTTTCGTATAAACGTTTACCGTTTACACTTTTGCGTTTAAATTCTTTATACGGGTAGGGTGAAGTAATGTTTAACATGTAGTTAATGTAGCATTAACTATATTGATTGTCAATAACTAATTACCCATTTGAGTGTCTTTCCTGTGGCAGTATTTTTAAGACGCTCAATGGTATATCCCAAGTTTTGAAAATACTTCATAACTTGATTCATTTGATCTGTTTTTGCACGATCACTTGCAGTTCCTTGCCAGCAATTAAAATATGTTACGCTGTCTGGATTTGTTGCTGTATAAGTTTGTGCAGTAAGTCCCAGTGGTGTATTAGCTGTGCCTGCACCAACTGTAACAGTCCAGCTTGTGCTTGCAGGTGCAGTGTATGTTAACACAAGGTTGTTACTGACGTTTTTACTTGCTACTAAGCCACTTACTGCCGCATCATTAATATCAGCAATAATACTGTTTAGATTTGTACCTGTTGTACCTAATGTAATTGTACTGCCTGCAACAATAACAGTGGGTGTGCCTGAAATAGTAGGGCCACTTGCAGAACCTGTAATTGTAATTGTAGGTGTGCTTTCAGTCATTGTGGTAGCATCTGTAACTGTGGTTTGATACAAACCATTGCCTGCGTCGGTGATGACCTGTTTCATAAGTGCCTGAGTTTCATTGAAAATGGTAAGATCTGCTCTCGCCATTGACCTAGCTTCAGTTTTGTTAATATAATATGTCACAGTTCATCATCCTTTTGCATTTGCTTTTTAGCCAACTTACTAACAACATCACTATCTGGTTCAGCATTGGAACGGGGTATTGCTGTATCCAGTGAGATGTCTTTTTTATTGCTGGCTCCCACACTAGTAATTGTAGGTAATAGGTCTAGTAGATCTTGAATACTAATACTATGACCCATAGCACGAAGTTTAGCAAGTACCATGTTTGTTGGTATTTTGAACTTGCCATTGGCTTTTGCCCTAGTAATTAATTCTTCTAGGTCATTCAAAATATTATTTTGATCCTCTACTATAACTTCGTATATTAACACTAGTTAGACTTTCTTTTTAAAAAGTTCATCATAGCACTGTGTCCTGTATCACCTGGTCTCAATTCCATTGTTTGTAAGCCGCCTGCACTTCTTGGTTTTTTGGTCATTTGTGGAAGTTTCTTAACCGGCTTTGTTGGTTGTTGGGACTGTTTTGGCATTGGATTATACGGCATAGTTCTATAGTCTTTGCCAGTGTTACCATATTCACTTGGAGTTTGATCAATACGTACACTTGGTGTACCTTCATCTAGTTCGCTAATGATATTGATAAAATGTTCTTGCGTCATTTTGCCACTCTCGACCATTTTAAAGAGCTTGTCCTTACTCTCTAGATACTTTTTTTCAGCTAACGCACCCTTCTCCATATCAGCTAGAGCACTTTCGCCTTTTAGTTCTCTGCCTACTGGATTGTCATCGCCTGCGGCTGCTGGATCTGCTTCAAAGTCGTCGCCCATGTCTACATCTACATCCATGTCCATTTCTGCATCATCTGCACCCATGTCTGTTGGAGCTGTCATGTTTGGTTGTTTACCTTGAGCTGCAAGTGTAGCATTTTCCATTGCTTCTTTTGCGGCTTTCATTTGATCTAGTAGAGCGGCAAGTGCAGCATCTGCTGATGAATTATACTGCTCTGCAATCTCAAAACTAATTTGTTCTTTCATTGCGTCTACAATTGGCATTAGTTTTTGTACTTGCATTTCTGCAACGTCTTCTACCATACCTTGTAGTTCATCAACTAGTTCATTTGCAGCAAGAAGTACTTCAGCTGTGTCTAGCTCATCTTCCATTACAACACTTTCTTTGGTCTTCATTCTTTTACCATCTTTACGTGTTGGTGCAACTTCGTTGATATATGTTTTAAGTTGATGTTGGATAAGTCCAAGTTTGTTATACTGTGGATTTTCCCAATACTTGAGATCACTCTCTTTGATTGTGTCAATTTTTGCTGTTGTAGCTGACAACATACGCTTTAATGCATTCGTGCTCATCTCAGATAAATCAATCTCGTGATTGAAAGTATCTGCTAGTACACGATTTAGCTTTTCCACGTTGTGTTTTGCGCTATTTAAATCGTTTAGATACATAATATTATTCCCGTTCCTTATATTGTATTTATAGTCTTTTTAATATTTTTGATTTTGCTTCAGCAACTTTACTTTTTGCTTTGCTCAGCTTGGCAACTGCAACGTCTTCGTTAACTGTACCACGTTTAATTCTAGTATTGTGCATGTAAACTTCGTATAGATTATCCATGTAACTGTTGTCGTGTGTTACTAATTCTTGTACTCTACTGCTTTTGCCCAGCATTAGATTTTTTACAATGCCCATAGCAGTTTCAAATAAACCTAATTCTCTGTATATGATTTTATTACCATCTACTACATTATAAAAACGTTTTTGTTTACCTGCAAATTCTTGTAATACAATATCAATTCTATAATTTTGTACACTAACACTAGTCTCTGTTACTTTTTGTGTAATTGCCATTTCTAATTCAACATCATTTTCAGCACGTTCAGCTAGTATTTTACTAGTACTGTCCACACTATTGAGTTTGTTGAGAATATCATACATTTTTTTGGTATTTTGATCCATATCATTTCGCCATTTTGTTAGTGTTAAGTTTGTATGCTACTTGTTTGTTGTTGATGTCTTTGTCTAGTACACCTTTGGTTACTAGTGATTGTGCAATATAACAATCACGTTCATTTAAATTTTGTTTTTCTAATAGTTTGTCTTCACTGAAGTGTTCTTGTATAAACTGATTTTCTCTACTGCTGAGCCAAACAGTAATACCGCCTTTGGTCACCATAGTCTTCATTGTTGTGTATCCTGTGCTGGTTGTGGATTAAGTATTCTCTGAGGCATGCCTGTTGCCATTTTCTTGCCCAGCCTACTAGCACGTCTAGTTAATGCTTTATTGGCTACATTTAATTCTCTGTTAGCATCAGCGTTACGATTATTAGCACGTTTGGTTTGATTAATGTTTGTTGCATTAACTTTTCTGTTCATTGCAACACCTCGTTGCATTCCGTATCCTGCTTCGTTCATTTTGTTTAGTTCGTGACAGTTACAGTGTTTACATTCAGGCCCACATGAACATTCACTTACAGGAGATCCGCAACATTCTTTGCTACACATTAATATTCCATCTTTTTCCCATGTACCTGATTCAGTATACTTGTCTGGTATGATGTCCATAATCTTCATTAGCGTCTCCTCGCTGGCTTGTTTAATCTCTTTAGTGCTCTACTAGCTGGATTAAACTTTTTAGTACGCTGTGCTTTACGTGCCATACGTTTACCCATGCGACTTTTAGTTTTTCTTAATGTTAAACGTTTTTTAATATCAATGGGAGCACCACACTGTCCAGGTTTACTAACCAAACGACCCGCTCTCTGACCCACAGTGCAACGATACTTGCGTACCAAGTTACGACCTTTACGAGCCCATACTAGTTGTGCTTCAACCACATTACTGATATCCAATTCATTTAAGTTCATATGTGTATTTATACGGAAGTTTAATTCATCAATAATACGATGATAGTGGACAGTATACCTGCTGTCACAGTGGCGGCTGCGCCTAACATAATTTTGTTGGTGCTTTGGTGATTCTTTACGTTTTCGTCGTGCATAGTTCGCATCTCCGTATGGAGATCCTTAACTGCCTTTTCGACGTTGTCAAGTCGTGTTTCCAATCCCTTGTACCTTTCTGCACAAAGATCCACGTGGGCTTCTAAATTTGTTCGCTCAAGCGAAGTCGTTCCATTCGACATAATTTTACTCTTCTTTCATCCAGTGTCTTTAACCGTTGTTGGACGTTCAGTTATGTATTTTTTGCCTTTTGATATCGGAGGCTAGTGACTAACTCCGTATATGCCTATGTGTGCCTATGTTTTGCCTACCATGTATTTATGATACGTCTTGGTTAAACTTAAAGTATATGTTTACTAATTTCTTATCCAATGTTTCAAATGTTTTGGTTTTAAGTTCTGCTGTTTCTTCTAAACCAGTATATATAGCAACTCCGTCACAGTCGTTTTTCAAATAATAGAATTTATCGCCGTTGTTATAGAAAACATTGTTATGCTCTATACTAAAGTCTAATCTCCATACAGTATGTAGTCCTTGATACTGTTTTCCAAAGCCATAATCAACTACATCTTGTGCCATAAACACCTTCACCTTGGTGTTAATTGGCTGACTGCGTAGCCCTATACTTTGTATTAGTGTGTTAAGATTCTGCTGTTGATTAAATTGTAAATTGTTGTTACGATTTACATCTGTTTGTGTTATGTCAACTAAACTAAAGGCAGTATAGATCATCGAAACGAGCGAAATACTTGTTTTTGATCAACTGGCGTGCCAAAGCTATCTTTTGCAAATGATTTACCTAGTGCATATCCTCCAGCAATTCCTGCCGCAGCGCCTGCTATTTTTGCTAGTGTGTCACTGCCACGCATACGTGGTGCTTCTGCATTACCTGCATTTTTAATCATTAGACCTTGGGTACGTCCAATATCTCTGATGTAACTGTATAGTTCACTTCTCAGTGCTTTGTTTCTATAGTATTGATTCATTCTTGTTATGACTAAACTCTTTTGCATGTTGTTGAGCCTAGGCCAATTTTGTGCTAGTCGTCTGATACTTCTATAGTTGCTGTTTTGAATGTCTAGTCCTCTTTCTAATCTCATAAAGAAAGTTTCAGGACTTGGTATAGCTCTTCCTTGCTTCATGTTATTTAAAAACTGTCTTATCTGCATTTCTGGTAAATTAACTCTAGAATTTTGCATTTGATTTTTTGCGCCAGCACCGCTCATTCCATTTTTAAGACTTGCAAGTGCTACGTGTAAATCAGTGCCACCTTGTTGATAGTTAAAATTACTACCATATTTCATTGTGCGCTGGGCATATTCTTTTGCGGCAGGAGCCATATCATAATCATGACTCATAATATATAAACTAAGCATGTTCATAAATGCAAGATCAGCCATATCTCTACTACTGCTGCCTTCTACACGTTGTTTGGTTCTAAACAAACGACTTTCATTAAGATCTTTGATAAATCCATACTGTGACTTTTTATCTTCACTCATAGTGTGGCCTCCTTCGATCTCTGCCCATTGTTTTGCTGTATACTTTTCCATACTAGTATTTACCTTAATTTGGAGTCCAGCGATGACGTGGTACTAGTTTGATTTTATCCCTAGTAGCAACATATCCTTCGCCGCCTTTTTGACCTTTTGTAGTTGCTGTAACATCACTGCCCGCATTATCCAATTGGTCAATTATATTGTTTTTAATTGTTTGAATCTTTACTACAAGCTCTAGTATAGCATCTAACCCTTTATCGTCACCTGCCATAAGTTTTGCTTGCTGTCCTTGGCTGACTTTGCTGGTTTTTAGCCAATCATAAAATCCTGTCCTGAGTTGGTCTAACTTACCTTGCTTGGTCATTTGGTTAACATAGTTATAGAGTATTGCATCTTTTCTACTCAGTCCCTGTTCCGGCGCTAACCAATTGTTTATTATTTGTGCGTTCGCATTTGCCGTACTAACTATATCCTGAACGTCACTTGTATCAACTTTGGGTTGATGTGTTACATAGGTTTGCCCTAGTACCACTACATCCTTGCTGTTAACACTGTTGGTATCTTTAATTGGTGTACCTTGTTTATCACCAAATGCGTCATGGTATGTGTGTGCAACAATACCCACGCTACTGTTTGCTATGCGTTGTCCTAGTTTACTATTTGGATCAACTGTGTATGTAACATTGTTAGGTGTAAACTGTATACCTTGTTCTGTTTTTGCAAAAGGCTTACGTGGTGTATACAGCAAATCTCCGTACACATATCCACGCATATCAGCAGGAGTGTTTCTTTCCAACGTATCAAACACACCTGCCATGTCACTAGCAAAGTCTTTACGCCAATCTTCTCCTTGTCCGGAGTTCATAATAAAATCTGCTAGAGCACCACTGCTGGTTGATTTATTTTTTCCCCAACCATTTTTACCTGTCATTACAAATTGACCGTCTGGTTCACGTCCCCAAAACAATGTTGGATTACCGTCCCATTTAATGCTGACATCTTTAGAATCTTGACCTAGGCGTGTGAGTATCTCTGCGGCTTTGAGTGCGCCTTTGCTACCTTCAAATGTAACTAGATCTTCTAAGTGATTATACTCTCTACCTTTTTGTGTAGCTTCTGTTAAAAACTGATTGGCTCTCATTAGTCAAGTTCTTTCCAATTTGGATCATTGCGAAGATCAGCAAGTAGTGCATCGCCTGCTTCTTTACCCAATGCGGCTAGTATCTGCTCCACACTGCCAATGTCTTTTCCTGTGGCATTTGGGCCTAGTAGTGTACGTGCTACTTCGTCAATGTTGTTGGTTATTAGGTCTGCTTTTTTACCGTTAGCATCTCTGTTGAATAATCCTTGGTAAGGTGACCATAACATATTTTTGCTCTTAGCAATATTTGCTAGTGCAATCTGTTTGTTTACGCCTTTCCACTTTGAACCTTGTGGAATACTGTGTGTATGAAACTTTGCAGCATTATCAGCGTTTGGTACAACCATAATATCTACTTGGTGTGTGTTGTCACCTACAGGTATTTCGATATGTACACTGGTGCCACTTTGCCCAGTATTAAGTCCTGCTAAATCAAATACTTGACGTAGCTTTTGTCTAATAACTTTGTCTGGTTGATCTTCCATATTGAAGTGTTGTTTAAGTTGATCTACATCAACAATCATATCCAAGTCTCCACTTACTTTACCTGGAGTTGGAGTTGCGCCGCTTCCAATTGGAATAGCAGTACTGCCAGTTTTTTGTAATACACTGTTTACAGTTTTCATAATTTGAGGAATTATTTTGTGATCAAAGCTCACACTATCAGGAAATATATTGCCGCCTTCTTTAATAGGAGCATTATCAAATAAACTTCTTTGTCTTATTCTTTTAAGTCGGCTTCCACGTTTTTTACGTTTCTTAGTTCCGCCTAGTATGTCTGCTATCTTCATTTACTTTACCAATTCCTCTTTGAAACTTACGTGGATCTTTGGTTCTTATGCTGTTAATCAAACGCTTGTTTAAATCTGCGGCTGTTTCAACATCAAAACTTTCATTGATCAAATTGATCAAGTTTATCGCTGTAACAATCACTTGTTGTGCATTTGACTCAACAATATGCTTTTTGTCACGTTTTGGTGACATAGCATTAATTTCTTCCAATAATGATCTTGTTTTACGCTTCATCTTAGTAGTATTTAGTAAATATTGTTGCTGGAGCATTGGTGACAAGCACTTATGGCAGTTGCAGAGAAATTGATTCTCAACATAGGACCAACCATTAAAAATAAGAGCAAATCATCAATGGCAATGCAAACACAAAACACAGGCTCAACTAGGCTCATATTAATGACTCAACTTATACACCGTGTTTGCTGTTCGGAATCATATAATAGATATAGATAAGGTCGACTGCACCTTTGCTTCAGCGCACATCATACTCAAAGTTTTGACAGGTACTGTGTTTGGCTACAAGCCTAGCACCATTCTTTATATGAAAATTCCTTGCCATATCTGTTAGCGGACTTAGTGTAACAAATCTTTTAACCCAAGGCCGTTGATTTTTGATTCGCTCTGCTACTCCATTTACTATTTCCCTTCCTGCTCCTCGCTGATAACTCCATACAGTATAAAATACTGCACAATTCAATCCTACCCACTTCATATCTGTTTCGCTAGTAGGCACTTCGTCCATGTATGCTACACATATACATGCAGCAATCTCTCCGTCACGTTCCAACACATACACTTCTCTGCCGCTACGTGTGCGCCATTCTTTGCCAATGTGTGGTCTAACTGGATCGTTCTTAATGTGTTCTAATTCTTGTTCAGTTGCTAATCTGATCACTCGCTTTTCCTCAATAAACTTTTTAATCTGTCTGTAGCATCAACTTGTGGATTAGCGTCCATGTTATTCTCTGTAACACTTTCACCTGCTGGTGCTACACTGCTTTTTGTTTTTAGTTTTTGATAGATGCTGGTTACTGCACCTTCATCTTCTTGATCGTCTGGATCTAAGTCTTCAATCTTCAAACTGTCCATATTGAACTTGAGATCTAGTTTACTTCCAACACCACTACTACTACGTGTTTTCATAAACTGTATTTGCACCCTACCTCTTTCTCGCATAGCTCTACTGCTAAAGATACCAATCAAGTTATCTGCTGTATTGATCTTACTAATACCGCCTGCAATATGGCTATGGTCAAACTCTATTTCGTCAACTGCACTTCTGTTTAACTGCGATGCTGTTACAAACAGTATGCCTAGTTCAGTTGCTAAGTTGCGTAGTTCTTCACTAACAAATTTATCTTTAATAAATTGATCACTTGGATTTACTTTAACTGTGATTGGCATCATCAAGTCCAAGTAATCTACCAACAGTGCATCCACATGCAAGTTGTGTTGTATTTGATATTCTCGCAAATATGCTTTGATATCATTGATAGTGCTACCATTTTTCATTTGTATTACTTGTAGTCTACCAGCTTTTTTACTAGCCATCTTAACACGTAGTTCAACATCACTGCTATTTTTCATAACGTCTTTGGTGCTCATGCCTGTAAGCATAGCATCCAGTCTCATAGCACAAAGTTCTTCACTAAGTTCTAAACTGATGTACACAACGTTCTTGCCTTGCAAACTCCAGTTTAGTGCCAAGTTCTGCATAAACAAACTCTTACCACTACCACTACCACCTGCAAAGATGTTTAGTTCTCCTGGATTAAATCCACCATACAGTACTCTATCAAATGTTTCCCAACCAGTTGTGTTCTGTCCTCTGTTGTCTTTGATGCTTTGTATACGTCCAGCAGGATCATCCCAATAGTTTGTACCAAAGTCTTTAGCAAGTCCAATCTCAGTTGCGGCTTTGATAATGCCTTCAACTGTACCATATTCTTTGTTTTCAAGTTTATCAGCACTTGCTAAGATTGCCGCTTCAAGTGCTTTGTGTCTGCAGAACTGTTCAAAGTTATCCATAAACCAGTTTTTGTGTTCTGTTGTTAGTTTGTCTTTTACATCAGCTATTTCAATGCCAGCAACACCTTTGACTTGCTCCAACATGGGAACATCATGATATTCATCTGCATGTTTTTTTACAAAGTCCACAGTGTCTCTGAACTGTCTGTCAAAGTAACTGCTTTCTAAGATAGCATTACACCGCACAAAAAGATCCTTGTCTGCCAACAAGAACTCTAAATATAGTTGTTGTAATTCTGCGCTGTAATCTTCACTCATTAATTTCCCCTTGCAACTTCTTTGTAATATACTCTTCTCTGGTATATATCATAATCCAGCTGTTGGATTTTTTTGGTACAGCGCCTTGGCTATCCATTTTTATAGCGTATTCCCAATAGTTTGTCAACCAAATTCGTTGATTGGTTATGTCACTGCGTTTGGGCCACCAAGCAAATCTTTGTGTCCATTCTGCTTCCAAGTTTGCATAAACTCCAATTGGTTTCATGTTTGCTGCCCGTCTGTAAAATTCATCATCTCTAATGTTGTAATCATCTACAACGGGATTTCGCAAGTATTTTGATCTTTGTGCTCGATGTCTCAACACTTTCTAATATACTCCTCACTGTAAATAATCTACCATAGCGTTCTACTGCATCGCTGGCATCTTTTATATCGTCATCCCATTCAGGAAATGCAACTGCCCAGCCACGCTTTACCGCAACATTCACTGTGTCCATTCCTGCTTTATCAAAGTCTGGCAATAGTACTATTTGTTTATCTAGTTCTTCAATTATACTGCATTGAACATTACTAGGTGTGTTGCCTGCTAGTGCAACGCCGCCTACTTGTAGTGCATCTAACTGTCCCTCTGTTACTATAATTATGTCATGTTTCTTTTGTGCATCTAAATTGAACACAAAGTTTTTAGGACTTTTCAAATAGTATTTGGGCATGCCTTCTGGTCTACTGTCTGGACACCAACGTGCAGTGTATCCAACTATGTTGCCTTGATGTCTAAACGGCAGTATAACCCTACTAGCAAAGTGCATGTGTGGGCTCCAATACCAGTCAGTATAAAAGTCTAATCCACGCTTCATAAGATATGTACATGCTAGTGCTAGCTTATCCAACTGCTTGGAGTCTAGTGTGTCCAATGGATAATTGCCAATTTGATGTGAATCTGGTGGCAGTTCATCTGGATGCCATTCCACTGTGACTTTTTGTACACGCTCTTTGGGTATAAACTGTCCTGCAATATCATCTGCTTCTTCTTGTTTAAGCAGTTCAAAGTTAACACGCTGTATGTCAGCTTCATCTACACCAAACGTTTTTAACAATTGTGTAAGTCTACCATTGATACGTTTACCTACACTCCAGCCAGTTTTAAATCCACAGTTAAAACAGTTGTATTGAAACTTATCATCATGGAACATAATGCCGCCACGACCACGCTTGTCAGCACTGTGACCGCGAGTGTGACACATTGTACAGTTTCCACTGATCCACCCACTAGGTGTTTGCTTCCAGCCATAAGGCATGTGCTGACGGATAAAGTCCAATACTATCATGTTTTAATATTAACTTCTATAAACGACTTTGTCAAGTGTTCCTGTGTTGCCAGAATCTGGTGTGTGAACCAATCTTACAAACTGATAGTTTCCATAAAAGTTATGATAAACCAATCCAGTTTTTGCACTCACTGTATAGCTTTGACTTGGCACATCAAAGTAATCAACTTCAGTTGGCTGTATGCTTAGTGTGGCTTGAAACTTGTACACACCTGTATAGTTTGTCATGTGTACCACCGCAGTTTGTAGTCCTTGCTTGTTTGAGTTTTGAGCAGGACCAGCCATTCTACTGCCAACCCTATCATCACCGTCTATATTAAATGTTGCAACTGTGCTACTGTCTGTTATATTGAGTAGACTTTGGTCTCTAACATCTACCACAAACGTAAGACGCATGTTGCGATCACTGGTACCGCCATAATTTCCAGCCTGGTCAGTGACGTTATAAGTAACTATGAGATCGTGTAGTTTAGCATCCAATAGGAATGTTTCTTCGTGATCCAAATGGAGAACCAACTTACCTGCATCATAGTCGATGGGATTCATATTCTTTTGAAGAACTTGAGCACCATTTGCTCTATCAACAATAGTTGCAACATATGTTTTATTGTGTATGGCTTGTCTTTTATTGTCCGTGTCTTTTACAAAAAAGTCAATGTCAATGTTAAGACCTCTATAAACAACCAAAGGCTTGTGATTGTCTGGGCCATAATATGTAGTGCCTCTGCGTTCTGGGATAAGAATCTCAGATCTTTGGTTATATTGATATATTGTTGCTTGATACATGTGTATATTCTCCACTACTATTTATTTGAATAAGTAATTACAATGAACAACGTACCAAAGAAATATCAAGATTTGTTAGATAAATTTCCTTTTTTGACACTGGTCAAATACGGAGGTAACGAGTATGTGGGTATAATTCAAAACATGGATAACAATTTAGTTAGCATGTACAATTATGAAAACATCAAAGAACTCGTAGACAGACAAGATTTTTTAGAACTTGGTGAAGAATGGTGGTGGGGAACCAATCGAATGATTCCCATCAACATTATATTCAAACAAGCATTTGAAAAATATCGTGTGTGTCTAATTACCTTTAGTATTAAAGACTTTGAAATACTACACGGGCCTTGTATTAGTTTAAGCAACATAATGCAAAAACGTGTTAAACGAAGAAATATTCAACTTGTGCGCAAGATGTGATTCTTTTGAGGATCAATTGTACGCAATCTTCTAGCAGTAGTTTTTTCAGCCGCATGCAATAGCAAACCTCTTCTGATGCTATCACTGTGATTAGGCATACTACTGTGCATGACTCGAGGATGCCAGCACACAAAACTTCCAGCCGGTGCTAGGTGTTGTTTGTAATTGTCCATAAAAAATAAATCAAAATGACTTTTATCT